TACTATTGCTTTTGAGAATTTCACTTCTTATTCACCTGCTTATGATACCGGTGTAACATCGTCACAACCTGCTCCCTGGTGATTGCCCCCTGCGGGTTCGTGCCGTCTGTGATTCCTTCCTTGATAGCCCACTCCCATGCTTCTTTTGCCCAAGACGAAGGCGTATTCTTGTCTGTCACTTTATCAGCTCCTTTCAGCGCATTTAGCTCACTTTGCACCATATCCAAAAACCGTTGCCATCCCATGTCTAACGTCCGGTGTGGGCAGTATTTGCCCGAAAAATCCTGATGCTTTTTTACCTTATCTATTCCCCAACCTTTTTCTTTTAGCTTATATGCTATAAACTTTGCAGCTAATTTTTCTGCCTCTTCAAACCTCTTCCCGCCAGATTTAGAATAGCAGATTTCAATACTTATCCCTTTCCTATTCCCGGGGCCATTACTCCCATCACCTGCATGCCAGGCATTGCGGTTTTCGAGGATGCCCTGAACGATTTCTTTATCGTCTACTGCATAGTGAAATGAGACTTTGTTATCATTCCTAATCATGTATGCTACTTCGTTCCTGGCGCTTGCATCGTTGGCCGTGTTATGCACTACGATGAATTCAGGAGTCATGGGATAGGGGCACTTGATGTTGTATTTGCTGGTTGACACTAGATTTTGTATGACTTTCATCGTATCAACCACCCTATTATACCCGTCAGTACTGATATGAGCATCGTTGCCCAAAGCGGTAGCCGGTTCGCTAGCTGTTGTTTGATTTCTTTTACATCTTCTTTTAATTCATCAACATTGCTGAAAATCGTTTTGATTTGTTCTTGAAGCCTAGCAATATCCTGTTCTGACATATTCCAACCTCCACGGGATTAGTCTCCATATAGGGATTACTTTCTATCCATTGCAGGGTACAATATAAATCAAACAAGCTCATCAACCCTATTGCAATTACATATATCCCCATAGCTCAACCTCTCTCCACACTTGATTTTCTTCAAGTTTTTGACGCAAAACAAATCTTATCGCTGATGTCTCAATCATTGTAAATTCATGCGTCATTTCAAATTCAATGTATTCCGTTACATCATCAACCTCTATCAAGTCTACCCAAAACGCGCCATTCCAATACTGCACTTTATAATAATTCGGCATAAACTCCCATGCCCAGTGCTCAGGGTCCTCTGCCATTTCTTCGTAGTCATAAGACAAGTATATTTTTATTTTGTCTATGCGAACTCTTTGCTTGAATTTTATTTCAAACCACGGTTGAGTATCAGTCTTAGATGGCATCCACCCTTCGTCTCCATCGCCCATTCTTGTATCATCATAATATTTATTCCCGTCAATAATCAGCTCAGGATATGACCACGACTTGAAAACTGATGACGCTGATATATCCGCATATTTAGACAGGTTGAAATACTCTGTCATATCGATATCATCCCAACCTGCATCAGACTTCTGCGCCATACTTGCTACTGCTATTTTACTAATAAAATCTGACAACCTACCCCTTCCAACCGTGCCACCACTGTCAACCGTGAAATTAGTGTAAAATCCACTCTTACCGAAATTATGTGTTATTTCTGTAATCAAGCCTAAACTTTGGCTACCATCAGCATCAACAATAACCGCTTCATCGCCAACCATTAAGTGTGGTCTAAATGGTCCGCTAAAGCTCTCCAACCTACCAACGCTCTCTAATCTCAATGCAAGCTCATCAGCGTAACTCTCTATGTCCGAATACTTTAACCCATCAGCAACTTGAATATATAAGGTTTTTTTTGCCTGCAAACTCCAAGCTTGGAAATTTGCCACATCTCTATATACAACCTTCGCAAATTTATCAGTATGAACACAAACTCGGTTATAAACCTCAGCATCATCCCTTATTACTTGCCTGCCAAATATATCCTTATCCCTGTAAAATACATACATTCCGTTGCTTTCAAACCCAGTCCCAACTGCTATCGTGCCATCACCAAGCTCTCTTATTTTCCAACTTGGAAGGACTTCTAACATTGTTTCAATCGCTTTTAGTGGTGTAGTGTTTGGGCTAAAACTGAACCATCCCTTAAGTGCAGTGTTACTGATTAGATATTCATGATTTTGTAAGCCTGATTGTTCTAATATCGTTTTTATGTGTTCGCTTATAAGGTCATACCAATATTCGTTATACTCGTCAATGGTCTGGTCTTTTAATACCTTACCTATTTTATTTCTACCATTTACGCTTGCTGTTTCAGATAGCAGCGTGAAATCACTTCTATCGACATAAAATGTACCCATAGAATAATCAGTGTTGTCATCGCCAGCACCAAATTTAAAAATAACTTTTGCACCTGGTGAGAGTAATGAATTGTGTTCAGAAATTGCAACATTGCCTGGTTTCTCAGGGTCTTTTAAATCAGGATTTTCTAATGATAGAGCAAATGAGCTTATTGGATTATCTATACTATGTTTTATGCTCCCACTGTTAAGATATGCACCCATTTCAAAAGCAAATTCATAAATAATCAGCTTATGCGTGTCGCCTGTCTTGTAACCGCCCACGATACCAAAGCCAGGGAGCACTTTAATTTCAAAATGACTCATGCCTTCATCAGGCGAAACGTCAGCCTCATCCTGAAATGTAACATCATCCCAATCACCGTTATCTATTTTATCAGAAGGCATTCCGTTTAATTTACCACTATCAATGTTGAAAATTTGTGCCTGAGTGTTTGCAAAATGAATAAGGTCAGGATATTCGCCTGTCCCAACCTCATTTTTCACTATCTCAAAATTTAATTGCATTAAATCACCCCTTACGGTGTTTCTGGTAATATTTCAATTTCTCCGTCTTTATGTATATGAACTGTAAAATCTATATCTTCATCAATAGGATTTTTCGGATATTCATCAAAATATAAATACCAAGCTTCATGTAGATTATCTTTAGTTATTTCTTTACCTTTAACTGCTTTTTCTCCACCCTGATGGCTTGCCCAAACGATGTCTGTGTGTGGAAATTCCATTGAACACATTACTGCTGCATCATACAATCTTTTCCTAGCCATATCGAAAGCTGTTTCTTCTGCTTTTTCTCTTGCGTTTCCAATGGTCGGCATAATAAATAAAAGTAATATCCCAAGTATAGCAATAACTACCACTAATTCAATTAATGTAAAACCTTTCCTATTCTTCAATAATTTCTTCATTATCTACAATCTTCTTCTCTTCTAACTCTTCTTTTACTTCTTCGCAAGGCTCAACTTCAATCATGTTCTTGCAATTGATACATTCAATATGATTACTTTTAGTCCAATATTCTATATCGTGATTGCAATTAGGGCACTTTGTATTTTTTGTTATTAATTCTTCCATAATAAACCTCCTTTAAAAACTCAATACCTCCAAGACAGGGCGAAAACCGTAGAAAACAGACGCATACGAGGTAGGGTAGCTGTCCGAGTCAGAAACACTATCGTAACCACGGTGAACACGTTGAGAACCATCTGGTGTACTCGTCCAAGAACGACTACCGTAGCCGCAAGTATGGCTAACTAACAAATCACAATCGGTGTATTCAGCCCAAGCAGGAGCGTTGTTAGGATGGTCAATGTGTAGTGGATACATAAATCTATCCCATTCGATAGTGGAAAGTAATCTAGTATTATACTTGACGCCACCTATTACAAATATTCTGCCAAGCACAGCCCCAACAGCATTTATATCATCCCAACTGATATTGTTTCTAATTGTTTGCTTAGCTATAAGCAACATTTTATCCCCATCTATAACCTTTAGCCATCCAGCATCACTATTTTGAGATACACCTGCTGTTAGTCCTAATAAACTACATAAATCATCACCACTTATCAATTCCTCGGATGATACTTCTCCAAAAAATCCATATTCAGGTGTCCCTGCTATTATCTCTTTATTCCCTGGAACATTTGAAAAATCAGGTGGCGGAATTGGAATAGGTGAAGGTAAAGTACCTTGATTGTCATATTGAATAGTAAACGAAACATCGAGCACATGATTATTGTCCTTTGGTATAAGTTTTGATAGATAACTTGCTGTTACTATTGAACCTTCCGTTACTGGAATATCAAACTCTACATTATCAGAACCATCTAAATTCCAATTGCTTACTATTGCATCATCAATTTTTACAACTAAGTTTTCAAAAAATATATTAGGTATTTGGAATTTAGTTCGCAATCCATCCCCAACCCCAATTTGTACGTCATTTCTTTGTCTACCTTCAAATATTCCAATTCTAGGTACTTTTACAGCTAATCCTGCACCTAGCCACATTACAACCCCTATATCTTTATTAAAATCATTTTCTTCGAACCTTGTTGATACTGTAACTCTTTTATTCGCAACATCAGCAACCCTTGTACCTGTTTTAGCAAATCCATATGCTGTGGCACTAGCATTTTCTTGGATTGGTGTAGTGGCTATTTTAAGCGTGTTACTCGGAGCTTCACCACCTGTTAAGTAATCTCTCCAGCCATTGCTAATATAAAATAACCCAGCGTCTATATTGGGTATTTCAATAAAAACTGTCGCATAAATATCCACAATTACTAAGTCGTTTTTTTCTATTGACAAAGGATTTCCTTCTGCATCAGTTATCATTGCATGAGTATTTATATTTGTTGTGGTGTCGCTTATTCCTATCTCTGTAATGGTATTGCCATTATATTCAAGTGTTCCTAGTCTTATTTTTCGAGTCCATTTGCTAGTAGGGTATGCTCTAATTACCTCTTCTGTTTCGGCAGGTTTACTCCCTAATCTGTTAAATAATGTAGTTCTTTCAGGTGTTGGAACGCCCGAACCAGTGCCAAAAACTATATTTGTGAAATATGTACTAAAATTACATAATCTTTCGTACATTCTATCAAGTACAATATTTTCAGCTTGTCCCCTTTGTACTTCTTCCATAGTTTCTGCATTGTATACTATAATGTCAAATCTATTGTGTATAACTGCATTTTGTTTTATCTTCATATAATCACCTCTCTATGGGTTAATCTCGCTAACGTGTTTTAAATCTAATGTTATTTCGTATGGGTAAGCTTTTAAATGCTCCTCTTCTATCACGTATCTACTTTGAAAATCTATTTCTTTAAAGTCTAAATTTATTTCATAAGGATATGCTTTTAGATGTTCCTCTACATTTGGATTTGGGGTTTGTACTAAGTCGGTTGGTGTAAAGCTAACCTCAAAACTTTCCACTGCCCCACCTGCACCCGTTAGACTACCTTTTGTAGCATCGTATTTAACTGTTAATTCACCTTCTACATTGTTAAACCTGCTCCACCAATCAAGTGTTAAAAGGATTGATTTAGGTTCGGTAGGATGTGATTCGACGCTGACAACTTGATATGATTTATCTATCAATTCTCCATTCACATATTTATATTCTTGCCCTGTGACTGTAAATTCACATTCATCAATAATCAATACTAATTCATAAAGATATAGTCTACTGCTATATCCAAAGTTAATCCTAAAATAATTAGCTTCTATATGTGAATTAAACATAATAGTTTCCCAACCTGTTGCAGCGGTCAACGAACCACTTGTTACATCAAAGTAATCAACACCATCTTCGCTTGCTGAAAGGGTAAAATTACTTGGTCGGTAACTGCTACCTTTATAGACTTTAAAACCCAATAATTTAGTACTTGGTCTATATATTTGAATATAATTATCTGTAGACCTACTTTGCCAATATGATGATGTACTTTCATCTTTTGCATTACCTATTGGATAACTACCACTATAACTTCCATTAGCAGTCCATTCACCATCTTGTTTTTCAACTATCCCGCCTTGAAGCGAAACGTCTCCCACTAAGTCCTCTGTAAACTTTATTCCAATTTTAAGTCCTTCACCTTTACTCATTCCATATCGCCTCCACTTCTGGTAGTGGAATTTCTGTAGGTTCTAAGTTTTGTGGATAAAATACCTTTTCAAACGGTTCATAAGGTACATTTATTCCGTTTGTTGTAGATAATCCTTTAAATTTTAAGGTTCCTACTTGGTCTACATTATTAAAGTTATTAAAGTCAATAAAATCTAATCTATATACATATAATCCTTCTTTATCACTATTCTTTATTTCTGTAATTTCATCAGGATTATAAGGTCTATTAAAGCTATCAACTATCTCAAAGTCAGTTTTATTAATATTGTAAAGTCTGTTTTGGGTAGTAAATATCAACACTTTACCCCAATCTTCAATTTCATCTATGGTAATTGGTTCGTTGTAAATATCTCTAAAGTAGTTATCAGTTTTTGCATACCTTAAATCATAATCAATAGAATAAGGATAGGCCTTTAGATATTCCTCTGTTACTACTTTGTATCTATCTAATTCAATCAAATCTAGTTTTATTTCGTATGGGTATGCTTGTATTTTTTCAGGCGCAATAGCCATTCCAGCCCATGCTCGTTCTGTTACATAGAGATGGATTTTCCCTGTGCTATCTTCAATGACAAATCCCATTCGGTAATCATTGGTAATAAATAAATTTAAATTAACTGCCGTTTCCGTGAATTCAACTATCTGTCTTTCATTTTCCCAAGCATACTCGCCTGTCGATTGGTAACTATAATTCCTGTAATAAACCTTGCCATCTGTTTTTATGTAGCCTGCAACAACCCCTTGGTCGACTAAAGGCATGTTGATATTTCTCCAACCTCTAATAGATTTTACCTTAGTTACACCTGCAGCAACTAACTCTGTCCTTGTAGCCTCCTCGTCCCAGACTTGGCACCAAAGCTTCCCCACAGTATCAACCCAAAATATCCAAGGCTTCTCCGATGTAACCATCTGCCATTTCTTGCGATATAATTCCCAGAACCCGTCAAAGGCTATTGCGACCGCAGTACCGGCACCTACATCAAATTGATTCTGCCATTTCAAACGCTGGTAATCAGGATATTCTCTTGTAGCTGTCCTAACTATTCCATTATCCACGTAGATATTATATAATCTATCCGGACGACCATAGGGTTTTAACCTTCTTGCAGCAATAGACAAATCGCTTAACCCTTCTTTGGTCCGGATAGTTTCCACCGTCCAATACGTGCTATCCATTACCGTGTCTTTTGCCCTGCTTACTTGGATGCTCATTTTTGGATTAGCATTGTTGTAGATTGTTTGGTTTTGTTCTTTGATTTTTGATAATAAAACAGGATCTATACTTCTCATATAGACCCCTCCTCAAACACTACAAATTCAATTTCGCCCTGATACTTAGTAACATTCCCTTTATACATTTCTATTTTAGTCCAGTTAATTTGGTTTCTTATTATTCCTCTATATCTTTTTGATTCTCTAAAGAGGTTTATTTCTTCTACTGTATTTACCATTTCGTTTATTTTTTCCGCGTTATATTTGGTGCATACCGCTTCTATTTGAAACTTTTTAAGAGGATTTCCTATTGTTTGTATATGAAGTGATCCATCTAATAATTTGTTTTCGACTTTTATACTTTCATAGAGAGGTAAACTTATATCTGTACACATAATGGTAAGAGTTTCACCATTTAATGTTTCTAGTCTATTCACTATGCCCTCACCTCTCTTCTTAATTGATCCATTACTATATCAACTATGTCTATTAATTCATTACGATTATTTACACCTTCTACTCTTATAGTCCCACTATGATTTATAGTGCTAGATAATCCACCTTGAACATTCGATAAGTTTAAAGATGCACCAATATCATAGATACTGGCTTCTTCACCTAATAATTTCATTGCCTTTGACACTGGTTTGATATTATCTTCAATTCCTTCTGCTAGACCTATAGGTAACCATCTGCCTACATCATCAGCCATTAATTTTGATGGTGAAGAGATTCCGAAAAACGACTTAATACCATCAGTGATACTACTTACAAAGCCGCTTATTTTGTCTAAAATCCAGTCTTTAACACTTAATATGCCTTCCCAAAGTCCTCTAACTAAATCAGCTCCTATATCAACAAAATCGCCAATTAAATCGCCGATACCTCCAATAATAGCACCAATTAGCTCTGGTACTTTTGCAACTATGTCTGGTATCGCTTGTACCAAACCAACTGCCATTTCTGCTACTAATTCTATTCCTTTAGCTAAAAACTCAGGCAAATGCTCGCCTATTTTTCTAATGAGACTTCCTAATAGATCAAACATCGTTGAAATTATTGTAGGCAGATTGTCCCATATTCCTTTAGCTAGATTACTTATTATCTCCATTCCAGACTCTAATATCATTGGTAATGCATCAAATATGGCTGTTAATACACTATTGAGTATCTCTCCTATGTTATCAATTACACTAGGAGCACCATCAAATATTCCAGTTGCAAAATTAGAAATAAACTCTACGCCATTTTCTAGGATTGTTGGCAGTTGTTCTTTTACCCAAGTTACTATTTCGCTCATCATTGTAGCTAAGGTTTCAAATACCAAAGGAATACCTGTTACAATTCCATTTACTAGGTTGGAAAATAATTCTCCACCACTTTCCATAAATGCTGGTCCTGCTGCTTGAATAAATGTTAAAATAGCCCCAGGCAATGCAGAAATTATATTACCTAACATTGGAAGTAAATTCCCAAATAGGAAAGTTGACGCTGTTTCTGCTAGGCCTTTTAATGCTCCGCCTAAGTTTTCTCCGATTGCTAATGCACCTAACACATTTGTAAATGCAGATTTCATAGCATTAAATGACCCTTGGATAGTTTCTTCGGCCTCAAGTGCTGTTGTACCGGTGATACCTAGTTCTTTCTGAATAACATGGATTGCTTCATATACATCTGCTAAATTATCAATATTGTATTTAACGCCAGTTAATTTTTGAGCATCTGCTAATAATCGCTCCATTTCGGTTTTAGTTCCACCATACCCTAATTTCAGATTGTCCAACATTGTGTAATTCTGCTTTGCAAATCCTTGATATGCATTCTGTATGTCACGCATATCAGTACCCATCTTATTAGCATTGTCTCCCATATCAACCATAGCCATATGAGCCACTCTTGCAGCTTCTTTGGTATCTCCCCCCATAGATTGTAGAAGTGAGGCAGAAAAAGATGTTACATTTTCCATGTATTCATTGGCAGATACCCCTACAGTTTTGTAGGCCTCATTGGCATATTCTCTAACAGTGTTAGCATGGTCCTTGAACAAGGTTTCAATACCACCTATGGATTGCTCTAATGCTCCACCCTGCTTTATAGTATCAACTAAAGCTTTTCCTATTCCAGCTGCAGCTATTATTTTCTTTATGCTGCCTACAATATTATTACCTGCTACCTTGCCTGCTGATGTTGCTTCACCACCTAATTCTTTTTGAATGCTTCCGCTTATACCTTTAGCAGATGGCATTATTTGAACGTAAGCTTTTCCTAGTTCTGTTGCCATTTTTACCTCCTTTCTGCCGCCTTTATCAATCTATTTCTTTCTTCTTCGAATTCCTTGCCAGATGCAAATGCACTTATATCGCTTTCCTTGTTATATAATTCATCTAGTATTGATTTTGGTTTATTTATGCCTTTTAGTCCATCTTTGGTCTTAGACCACAGAAGTAAATTAAGCCTGTCGACAATTCCAGATAGCAGTAAAATATTCGGCGATACTTTAGCACCACTTAACTTCATTTTTATTCTTGAATCATCTCTAAGCCCTATAGCAAAAATGGCCACCATTGAAGGTGGCAATTGTCTATAGTTGTATATATGATAAGTCTCGGCCAAATCGCATATAAGCGCATTTTCATCAATTTTAAGCATCTGAGCAAGGATTAGGAGTTTTTTGTTTCTTCCCCACTGTTTTGAAATATCTCGATTATTTCCTGTGTCATTTTGTCAGTTGGTACGATTCCTTTCTCATTTCTCACATGATTCTTGAGTTTTTCCGTCTGATCTGCTCCTAATATCTGCTTAACAACCTTAGCAAGTATCAGTGGATTATCTTCCAACTCTGCAAGGTTCTCTACTAATTCATAGTCATTTACAACGTCTTTAGATATTTCAAATTCAAATCCTGATGATGTTTTCCCTTTTATCATCTAATACCCTCCTATTTATTCAGCTGGGGTAGTCGGTTTTTTAATGTATTCATAGTGCGTGTTCTCATTTTCATCAGGGAATGCTGTTGTGGTAATCTCATAACCTACTGCATCTGAGTCAGTATAAGCAATTTCTCCAATCTCGGTAGTTTTTCCACGTGGTATTACTATCCTCTTTAGGATTCCGCCTTTCATGATCATATCAACTACAATTGCTAATTCCTCTGCTTCTTTTGAATTAGCCTTAACAGTAATACCTGTTTCTAATGTACCAGTTACGTTATCAGCACCATAAACAAACTTAAGTACTTCTACATTCAGGCCTTCAATTAGCTTATAGGTGAATGTATCAGGCTTTCCTGTTTGAATTGCTAATACCTCGTCTCCACCCCATGCTTTTATAGTTTCACTTTCAGGACTATTAGTATTAGTCAATCCATCTTCCGATATATATCCAAGTGATTTAAAGGCTACATCTAGAGCAGTTGTAGCATCTGTCGGTAGGGTTGTGCCTATTGGAGCATAATATACTGCTCCCCCTACTTTAGGTTTACCGTACGTTACATTTTTAGAATCTTGCATAATCTTCTCTCCTCTCTAATAATGTTTGATATCATATACTGCTTGATATCTATATTTTTTTGTTGTTGTATCCGTGAAGTTATAATCAGTGTTAAGTTTTACACTTGCAATTTCATCAAGCTCAATTAAACTGTCTACTGCTTGTTTTACTAATTCGTTAAGTGCTGCTGCTCCATACATGCTGTCTGAATAA